TCAACGTTTACCTCCACAAGCAACAACTACAGCAAGTATTCAAACTATCGAAAGTAATTTTATAGTTTCGGAGGAAGTCCCTAAGATAAGTATATTAGACTTTTTAAAAGGACTCTTTAATATGTTTAAACTCGTATTAATACCTCAAGATGACGGAACTCTTTACGTTGACTCTTTAGATTCTTATTATTCTAAAGGTATCTTACGTGACGTTACAAGGTATATAGACTTTGAAAAATACGATGTAAATAGAGGAGAATTATTAAATAGAATAAATTTAAAGTACTCAGACCCTAAGACTATTGTTGCGATGCAATTTAAAAACAATAATGATAGAGGTTACGGAGATAGTCAACTAACCCTAAAAGACGAAAATGGTAAGATATTAGACGGTAAGCCTTTAGATTTTACTTTGCCTTTTGAGCAGATAGTTTACGAGAGACTTCCTAATTTGGCTAATAACGAAATAACAAATTATCAATACGGAGCGATTATAGATGAGTCAAGCGAACCTGTTAACCCTAACTCCTTAATATTTTATAACTTACTTGTTGGAGCTGCAAGTGATGTCGCTCTTGGGTTTATAGAAGATGACGGAACTCGATCTCAAATTACATACAATATAAATACTCCTTTTCATCATTACGGTTTAAATAATCCTAATTTTGCTTTATTGTTTGAGGCTGATTTTAGTACATATACCTACGAAGCTTTAACGAGTAATTTATATACAAATCATTATAAAAGTTATGTTGAATCTATATTTAATCCAAAGAAAAGAAACTTTGTTTTTAAAGCAATTTTACCTTTACATATAATTACTAAACTACAATTAAACGATAGTTTAGAAATTAAAGGAAACTATTATAGAATAGATAAATATAGCTACAATATATTAACGGGAGAAACTACTTTAAATTTAATAAATAATTTTGAAAAATCAATAAGCAATACAATCTGTGGTAGATGGGATTGTGCAGTTGCTACTAAACCAATAACAGACACAAGCTCTGAAGCAAAAAAAGAAACAATACAAGTAACCAATTTACAAGGAAAAACAGTTTCAAAAGTAGACTTAGGATTTGGTACAAATTGGATTACCTTATCAAGTTCTGGAAATAATTTAACTTTTGATATATTAGAAAATACTTTATCAACTCAAAGAGTAATGGCGGTTAACTTAGGAAACGGTTCTTTAGTTCCAGAGGTTACTTTAATTCAAGACCCTAAAACTCTAACAGTAGATAGTAATATAATAACAGCGGATTCAAACATAATAACAGCAGATAACAATGGCACAACAAGTAATTAATAACGGAACAATAGCAGGAGACGGAACTGGAGAAACTCTATTTAGTGCTTTTGATAAAACAAACAATAACTTTGTAGAGCTTTATAAAGTTGCTGGATGGGGAAGTTATGCTCAATCAGTTGCAACGGCTCAAACGATAACAGCAACGGATTCAAAATTAGTAATTGATGGAGGAGGAACGGAATCTAATAGCTCTTATTTACCTTTAGAAATTAGAGGTGTATCTGAGTTATGGGATACTACAAATAATAAAATAACTCCTATTTCTATTGGCGATGGATATACTATGCGTATTGACTTTGAGATAACAGGTAAAGTTGGCAACCCAAACGGATTAGATATTTCATTAGATATTGGAGGAGGAGCAACTCCAAGTAACGTATTTATTGAGAGGGTTGTTTCAACTCGAAAAGCTACTCCTTATGGAGTTAGTGTTGCATTTCCTTTTTATTCTTTATCAGATTTTAAAACAAACGGAGGACAAATATTCTTAAAAACAGATACGGGAACGCTAACAATAACCTCAAGAGAGTTAAGTATTCATAGAATATCAAGCGGAACAATATGATAGCAGAGATAATTAAAATACTACAAGACGGAGAGTATTACGGAGCAGGACAATATACCGAAATAGCTAAAGGTAAACGAGAAATGATTAGTACTTGGAAAGGGTTTAAAAGAAAAATAAAGCGTAAAGTATGGCAATCAAGAAAACAATAATAATAGAAGTTGAATCTGAAGATATTGACAATGCTAAAAGAAGACTTGATCAATTATCAAGTTCAATTGATACAGCAGAAACAAACTCTAATCTTAGAGTTGATGTTGATGATACTCAGATAGAAAAAGCTAAAGTTAGTCTTGACCAGATGTCAAGTTCTTTAGATACTACTTCAAATAAAGCTAATCAAGCATCTGCATCTCTAAGGGGTGTCGCAGATAATGGGGGTGCTATTTCTGTATTAGATAGGATTACGGGAGGATTAGCTACTCAGCTTCGTGACGGATGGGAAGCAAGTAAACTATTTAATGGTTCTTTACAAAAAATGAAAGGTGCTTTAGTAGCATCAGGGATAGGTTTGTTTATTGTTGCTTTAGCTTTAGTGGTTACTTATTGGGAAGAAATAAAAGATTTAGTTCAAGGTACAACAAGAGCTTTAGAGAGACAACAGAAATCATTAAATAGATTAATAGATAGGATTAACCATCAATTATCATTAAATAAATTAAATAAAGAAATATTAGAAAAGCAAGGAAAAAGTACTGTTGAATTAGTTAGATTAGAAAAACTATTACTAATAGAAAACAAAAAGCAGTTGAAAATTCTTTAATCAATTTAAAAGCTCAATTAGAAATTGAAAACAGTAAAATTAGAGAAGTAGGTTTATTAGAAAAAGGATTAATTTATTTAAAAGGGTATGTATTTGGTTATGCAACTATAGCTTCAGATGTCGCAAAAGCAGCAGGAATTGATATAGTTTCAGATCTTCAAGGACAAATTAGAGAATTAGAAATAAAAGCAGCAGAGGTTAAATTAGCTTTATTAGGCGATGGAACTAAACCTAAAAGAACCGCAGAAGGATTAGGCGAAGATAATGCATTAACTCCAGAGGATGCGAAAATATTATCATCAGCTGAAATATTAGACCAGAAACTTGAATCAATAGAGTCAAATGCAGCGAGTAGAAGAGATAAAAGTTTTAATGAGGTTCTTAATGATTTTGAAGCAGGAATAAAAGCAACATCAAAGTTTACATCTGATATTTTCTCTCTTGCAGATTCTTTAGGAAAACAAGACGAAAAAAGTAAAGAGAAAAGAGCAAGGGCAAGTTTTGCTGTTCAAAAAGTAATGAATTTATCTCTTGCTGGTATAGATGCTGTAAAATCAATTCAAGCTTCATTAGCACAATCCCCAATAGCTATTGGTCCAGTACCAAATCCCGCAGGTATAGCATCTTTAGCTTTTGCATCTGCAACGGGAGCAGCAACTATTGCAAAAATCGCAACAGCAAAATTTGATAGTGGTATAACTGGAGTAGATGTAGGAGGCGAAAGAGGTTTAGGAGCAAGTCCAGCAGCACCTTCTTTTAATTTAGTTGAGGGAACAGAAGGGAATCAAATAAACGAAAGTATAAACTTGGGCAATCAAGAACCAGTCCAAGCTTATGTAGTTTCTGGAGATATAACAACAGCTCAAAACTTAGATAACAATATAATTACCGAGAGCGGATTATAAACAATAATGTAACAATAACCGAATACAAACGTTTAAACTATAATGATTAAAACCTACGAAGCAATTTTCGACTCTGCTAAAAAGAATGTATACTCTATCTCTTTAGTGGATGACCCTGCAATGGAATCTAAATTTATTGCATTAAAGAAACAAGAGAAACAAATTAAACTTGCTGAAGTTGACAAATTAGAGAGGACATTGTTAGGAGTAGTTTTAATCCCTAATAAGCCTATTTATAGAAATCAAAACGGAGAGGAGTTCTATATTACTTTTCCAAAGGAAACAATACAAGCTTCTGCTCATAACTTTTTAAAGTCTGGATTTCAATTAAACTCTAAGTTAGAACACGAGCATCCTATAGTTGGAATTTCCTTCGTCGAAAGTTGGATTGTTAAAGACCCTAAGAACGATACAGCGAATGCTTATGGTTTAGATAAAGACGATATTATAGAGGGTTCTTGGATCGTTAAAATGAAGTGTGAGAATGACGATATATATAAGAAGGCTCTAAGCGGAGAAATAAACGGTTTTAGTATTGACGGTTTATTTAACCTTAAAGAAGTAAATTTAAAATCAAATATAAAAATGGCAGAAGAAACAAAATCTTTTAAAGACCAGGTTAACGAGGTTCTCGTTGGTTTAGGGATTGTAAAAGAGGTTAAATTAGGAAGCGTACAATCTGGAGAGTTAACTATCCAATACGATGGCGAAATGTTAGAGGTTGGAACGGTTGTATTCGTAACGGAAGGCGAAGAACGTATTGCATTACCAGACGGAGATTACCCTACAGATATGGGTATGTTGGTAGTTGTTGACGGAGTAGTTACAGCGGTAAACGTTGAGGAAGCTCCTGTAGAAGAGGAATTATCTACACCATCAGCTCCAAGTACGGAAGAAATTACTCAAGCGATCAAAAGCTTATTAATTAAGTATAGCGAAGATGTAGACGCTAAATTTGAAACTATTAATAAAGGCTTAGTAGAATTCAAAAAAGAAAACGAAACTTTAAAAGCTGAGGTTGTAACTTTATCAAACCAACCAGCTGCTAAAAGCGTAAAGACAGAAATTAAACAAGTAGAATTAACAAAGAAAGGTAGAATCCTTCAATCAATTAGAAACAACAAATAAAAATGGCAACAACAACAAATGTATCATCAAACTATGCTGGGAAAGTAGCTGGTGGAATTATCGGAGCAGCTTTTAAAGAGGGGTCGACTCTTTCTTTAGGAGTTTTAACGGTAGCAGAAAATGTAAACTACAAAATGAATCTTCGTAAGATTGCTTACGCTGATGGAACTGTAAACTATTCTTGTGGACATGCTCCAGCGGGAACTATAACTTTAAGCGAGAAAGTAATCGAGCCTAAGAAAGTAAAGAATGACTTTACAGTATGTAAGGAAGATTTTAGACAAACTTGGTCAGAGGATTCTATGGGAGCTTCTGCTTCTAACGTAAACGCTCCTGCTGATATTATGGAAGCAATACAATTAGAAATGCTTTCAAGTCAAGCAGCTAAAGTTGACGAAGATATCTGGACGGGATTAAACGCAACTGACGGAGAAACTGGAGACGGTTTTACTGTACAATTTGCAGCTGACGGAGCGGTAATAAAAGCTAACAATGGTATTACTGCATTAGGAGCAGCGACTACTGAGGCAAACGTTGAAGCTCATTTAAAAGCAGCTTTAAATGCTATTCCAGTACCTTTAAGAAAGAAAGAAGTACAAGTATTAGTATCTTCTAACGTATTTCAAGCATATACTTTTTACTTAATCTCTAAAGGGATTGCTTGGAACGGAACTGCTGATGATAAGACGGCTAAATTTGGACGTTATAACTTAGTAGAAATTCAAGGACTTCCAGACGATACTATTGTATGTGCTGAAAAGAAAAATCTTGTATTTGCTACAGGATTAAATGCTGACTTTAATACGGTTGCTATTGAAGACGAAGACGAAATCGGATTATTGACTGGAAACGTAAGAGGAAAAATCGTTTATAATGCTGGAGTTGGATATTACAACTCTAACGAGATTGTTTGGTTACTTACGACAACAGCTTAATTATTAACCCCTAAACAAACGCTATCGGTTAGTTACATTAATTAACTGATAGCTAATGTTTTATAAAAAAAATTTAAACAGATATGGCGTGCGATATTTCAGCTGGAAGGCTTAGACCGTGTAAGGACAGTTTAGGGGGTAACTCAACCCTATATTTATATAATGAGTTAGAAGACCCATTTACGGTAGTTGCAGGAGAGGCAACGGCTATGAATGCAGCACTAACTGCGAACTATAAATTTGAGTTAGAAGGAGATTTAAATACCTTCGAACAATCTATGGAAGCTTCGAGAGATACCTTTTCGAGAGTTAATACCCAAACGGCTACTTTCGTTTTTAAAGTACCAGATGCAGCGACTAATGCTCAATTTAATTTAATGGTAGCAGGATTTGTTCAAGGAGTATTAGAAGATCGAAACGGTAACTATTGGTCAATTGGTCAAGACGATGGTATTGATTTTACAGTAGTTCAATCTACGGGTGGAGCAAAATCAGACGGTAATTTATACACTATTAATGGTGTAGCAACTACTAAAGAATTAGCTCCTATTTTAGATTCTGCAACGGTTACAGCTTTCAAAGCAGTTACAGTATAGAATTATATTAATATTTTTTATAAACCTCTTACGTTAATTCGTAGGGGGTTTTTTAATATAATAACAAAAAACGACTTTAAACGTTTATATTGTATGGTAATCGACCCAAGCAATACAACACATACTTTAAGCGTAGTACCTCGTTTTTATCCTTCTACTAATATAGTAGTTGAATTGTATAATGAAGCCACAAACGTTACGACATCGCCTTCTAATACCTATACAATAACAAACGGAAAGGTTAATATTACTTTTACTTTTACTTTCTTAGAAAACGATAGACATCAGTTAAAGGTTACCGAAGGAACGGAAGTAGTTTATAGAGGTAAAACATTAACAACATCACAAGAGCCACAAGATTTTAAATTAACAAACGGCTTATATACTTATTCATAATGGCAGATATTAAATTAATACAATTATCTAATTATGTACGTCCAGACGTCGTAGAGAATACTTCTATGGATTGGGTTTTAAATGGTAGAAATAATTCTTTTTATCAATATATAATAGATAGACATAACGGTTCGGTAACAAACGCAAGTATAAACAACTCTTATATTGATTTAATTTACGGAAGAGGATTAGGATTTACTAACGGATCAAGAGGAGTTATGGATTGGGCAAAACTTCAAACTATATTAAGACCTAAAGAGCTAAGAAAAATAATATCTGACTTTCAAATATTCGGAGAGTTTTCTATGCAAGTTATTAAAACCAAAGGTGGCGATTTATCTTCAATAGAGCATATAGCAAAAGAAAGTATTGTACCGAGTATTAAAAACGAAGACGGAGAAATAGAGCATTACTGGTTTTCAAGAAACTGGGCAAAATGGCAACAAAATAAACCTCAAGAGTTTCCAGCGTTTGGAACTTCAAAAGATGCAATAGAGATTTACTGCGGTAAACCTTACAAAGTAGGTAAAGTATATTTTAGCGATCCTGACTACATCGGAGCAATGCCATTTATGGAAATGGAGGAGGAAATAGCAAACGGAAATATTAGCTATATTAAAAACGGTTTATCGGCTGGATATGTTATAAATATTCCCGACGGAATGAGCTTAACTCCAGAAC